GGGCTGACCATATCAACACTAGACGTTACTTGAAGCGTACCATCAACAGAAGTGTCGCCTGTTACATCAAAAGTTCCGACTACAGTCGTATTACCAGTGACGTCTAGTGTACCGTCAACCGTTGAATTGCCATTGATATCAGCGGTGTCGACTGTAATTGACGTGATAGAAAGCGCGGGATTAACGCCTAATGGATCTGCGGTATTTCCTGTGCCAACTAATGTGGCGTCTGAAGTTATTACCGGATTACTAAGCGCAGAATCAAGATCAGTCAATACTTGCTGAAGATTATTTGCTGTAGAGTTATTAAACCCTGTTGTGTCGACAAATACCGTATCTTCATCGACAATAATATCAGAGCCGTCAAGCGCAAGCCCAGCGCCTAGATTATACCAGCTTCTTACACCTTGATCGTCAGAAGAAAGAAACGCAAGGCTAGTTACAGGTGCGCCTAAGTCCGGCTCAACGTCTGATAGCTTGATAAACTGATATCGGTCAGCAGGTACGTCAAGAGGGGAAGTTTTCTTGACTCTATCAGATAATAACTTAGCCATTGCTTACACTACTCCGATGTGTTCATTCGAGAGTTTCTCTTCAACCGCAGACCAAACGTCGAACGTATTATCAGCTTCTGCTCGAATCTCAACCCTATCTCCTAGAGCAGCGTTTGGGTCTCTCTTAAATAAACTTCGACCTTGTAAAGGAATATACGCAGTATCGTTAGCAGGAACTTCAGCCCTCGCAAACTCAATTGTCACACCGTCTTCTGAAACGAGTCTAACTTCAATCCATCGCGTATTTGCTGCATCTTTATTATACGCAGCTAGAGGTGAGAGAAAGAAGATTTCGCCAGGACGAATTGCTCGACCATCGTCTGTAGGATCTCGTTCCGCAAACTTTACTGACGTATCGGGAACAGAAAAATCTGGCGCATCAATGAGACTAGTGAACGAGGTCGGAACGTTAGCCCTAGTAACTCGTAACGCTTTACCTGTCGATGGGGTACGGCATGTAATTCTAGCCATGGTTTAAAAGCTCCTTGCAATAGCTGTTCTTGTCGCAATTCTATTCACAGCAGTTTCAAAAGGTGGTCCAGTAAGTTCTCCAGTATCCGCGTTAATTTGCATACCACCAATAAACAAGGCTGAACCTTCGTCATCCTGACCACTCGCAATAACCAGCCCACTATCAAGTTCAAGTAAACTTTCTGTAATCGTGGCTTGGTTACCTGCAGGTGGTATCTTCGTTAGTGCTACACCAGCTAGAATACCTGTCCAAGTATGCCCAACAGCTGTAATGAGTGACGATTGTGCTGTTTTGCTTGGGTTTATTAGCGTATCAAACAAAGCAGCGAATAAGTTGTCAATCATTGTATCTGCTGTAGCGTCTACATTATTTAGCGCTTTAATTTGATCGCGTATATTTTCCCAAGCAAATAAGAATGCGCCAAATAGCGTCTTATTATCAACGTTAATGTCGCGAAGAACGTCTTTCGCTACAACGTCGGTGTTAGTGTTAATCAAAGCAAACGTATCTTGAAACTCTTGTAGAGGCCAAGTCGTATCAGGTAGAATCTTGGATGGCGCTTCGCCATTTTCTGTGATTGTAGTTCTGATACTTTCTATTCTTGCTTCTGCGAACGCGATTGCCGCAGCATCTCCTCCAGCGACTCCGGACGTGTCCTGCGGAGTAACGTTATTTGTCGAAGGAGTTATTGCCGTCCTAGCTATAACATCTGAAACTACAGACTTCAAGTGCGCTAGAGCAGCTAGTGTGGGCAGCTTCTCGCCAACGCCATATTGAGCAGTCGTTCCAACAAAGTATGCTATAGCAGCATTATAAGTCTCTAGATTACCACCGTATGTCAAATCGTAACGAAGCGCCTCAATAATAATACCGATATCTCTTCTACACTTAGTCGCTCTATCTCCAGTATAAGTAAAGCCAACAAACGGAGCAATATTTCCTGCGATTTGATCTTCAATCCAAGCATCAATCTCGTCCTGAATAAACGTCTTGTTCGCAGTAATTAACCGACGAGCGTGGAATAACCCGTCATCGTATCCAGTTGGGTCTGATAGAAGATAAGCGTCAGCAGCTGCTTCGCCGTTGTTTAGTATATCTAAAATTTCATCAAAGAGTGCGCTAATACGATTAAACGAATCTGAAGCCGGAGTAGGTAAAGCCTCTACATATTGGCGCTGGCGCTCAATAGCTTGTATAGTTACTGCTTTCTGTTCAGTTAGAACTTTGCTTGCATTTGCTCTATAGTAGGCTAGTGCTGCGTTAATACTTCTAACATTAGAATTAAAGAGCGTGTCGTATGCGATAGCCTCATTAATCAGTTTAACATCACGATAGCACTTATCAAAGTTATAGCCTGTCTCAATCGTACTGAGATAATCTAAAACTCCGTCTGCGATATCGGCGGTGTTTGTGATAAGTTCGTTATACGAAATAGTGAATTCGTCAGCTGGCCAAGTCAGACTAGGCTGAATCTTAGTCGGAGGAGTGCCATCGCTTTGAATTGTATCGACAATTTCTTGAATTCGATCTTGCGCAAACGTTGCAGAATCTGCACTACCTGGAGGAGAAGATACGTCTTGAGTCGCTGTATTTCCTGAAGATTTAGTTATTGGTATTGCTTGTGGAATATCTCCTAGAATAGCTTTGAGGCGTCCGTAGGCAGCGATTGTAGCGTCTTTTTCACCAGCGCCTAGTTGTGACGTAGCGCCCACAAAATACGCTACAGCGGCGTTATACGTCTCTAAATTGCCTCCATACGTTAAGTCGTATATCAGAGCGTCTATAATAAGACCAACGTCTTTTCTACAAGCCGCAGCATCGTAAGTGAATCCAGCTGTGAAAGGAGCAGTCTCTGTAGCAATTTGGTCTGCAATCCACGCATCAATTTCATCTTGAATAAACGTTTTGTTTGCGAGAACTAGGCGACGACCTTCTCTGAATCCAGCATCATAAGCAGTAGGATCAGGATAAACATATGCGTCAGCTGCTCCTGTTCCGTTTTCTACGATGTCCAGAATCTCGTCAAACAGAGCGTTAGATCGAGTAAGTGAAGTGCCCGTTAAGTAGTCAGCAATAATTTCTTTTTGCTTTGTGATACCAGCAAGCGTATTTGACAGTTGAGTCGTGACAACTTCACTAGCATTTGCTCGATAGTAAGAAAGCGCAGCATTAATGCTTCGGTAGTTTGATCCGAATGCTATATCGTAAGCTACCGCTTCTGTGATCAGCTGAGTATCTCTGTAACACTTGTCATAGTTATAGTCAAGTGATTTAAACGCTCGCTCGCCTGTGACAGTAAAGAATCCCTTGGCATAATCAAGCATTGGCTTTTCATCGCCTGTCTCCAGAACCCATCCAAGCGCTTGGGTGAGCAGTCCAGTATCGCGTTGCGTTAATGCTTGATAAGATCCGTCACTTGGCCAGTTAGTTGTGAAGCCATTTGTTTCAAGCGCAGATACAACATTCGTCGCTATAGTAGTTGCGTTATCAGTAATCGCTGTAGAAGCAGCTGTATTAATGGTTAAGGGAACGTCAACTTCAGTGGGAATGATAAGATCTCTTGTTCCTTGAGAGACAAGTGTGTAGTCTCCAAACTGAGTAGAACACGCTGAAAGGACGATCGATCCACCATCAATCGCAAGGAAGTGTTTGTGGCACCAGATACTAATCGCGTTAATCGCGTTGATCAAACCACCATTCTTTGCGCAATAGCCTATACCGTTGTGCGTAACAGGCGTAGCACCCCATGCCATGATGTTAGGGAATACTGAGTCTGGATCAAGAACAGCTGCGTCAGCAAGAACTACGCCTGCTCCTCGTCCAACAAGTGGATTTGCGTTGTCTCTATCTAAAGGCGGCGCAATTGTTGTCCAATAGGGAGGGGTACGAACAGCAATTTTATGCGCATAAGGTACTCGCGTAATGCGAGCACCAGGACGAAAACAAATAGCAAATCCTTCGCTAGGATTATCGAGATTATCTAGACGAAAGTTCTCAAATACGAAGCCTTCAACGAAACAGCCCGATCCAATACGAAATACGTTTCTTTCTTCGTATCCAGGCTCTGGTCGAATGAATACCGCTCGGTGTACGCCTTGAATAACGGTATTATCTGGAACGTCGATGTGACCGCGAGTCGTATACTCGCCAGGACCAACTTTGATCAGCGTTAGTTGGTTTCTTGCAGCTGCGGCTTCAACAGCCTTTTCTATCGTCAGGTATGCTCCGTCCCAGCTTTCCCCGCTATTACGGTCATTTCCTGCTTTCTGTACATAGATAGTGTTTTCAACAGGTATCTTAGACGAAAACTCAACAATTTCTTCAAGAGAAACGTTTTCTTGGAGGGCATCATCAAAAAACGATTGCTCTCGCTTAGTAAAAAGTTTACCATCATAGGTGTTTATCGCTAGCTCACCAGTCTCTAGATTTTCTACAGTCGGTGATTTTCCAGGTACAGCACTTCTTTTTAATTTAATGGTTGACATATATCCTCACACAAGGTATAATCGCTATATAGCGCAAAAAGATAAAATGCGTCTAGTTTATATAAACATTATCGACGCATTAGGGTAACCTTAGTTCTATTTAGAACATAGGATTACAGTATCTTAGTAAGTACCACCATCAATAACAGCTTCTATTGTAGCAACATTTGTAGTTCCAGTTTCTGTCCCTGCTGTAGCGAACTTAAACGTCTGTGCTGCATTATCCCAAAGAATGTTTGCGTAATTCAATTCAGCTGCATCAGAAGAAAGTGTTACACTAATACCGCTTACCGCAGGAGTAGCAGCGGCGTTGTCGCCTGTTGTTAGGCTAGAATTAAGAACAACAACGTTATCTTCTACAAGAAGATCTTGAGTCGACAATGTAGTAGTATTGCCCGTAACAGTTAAATCACCACTAATTGTAACAGTGCCGCCAGCAGAAGATAATTCAAGATTTCCTGCTGTTGTTGTTATAACGGGAGCAGAAGCGTCGCCATCAACCGTTAATGTCCCAACCGATAAAACGTCATTAGCGGTATCGTATGTAAGCTGCGCGTCAGTGACAATTTGACCGTCGGCTGCAGTAACAACAACTCTACCAGCTTGATTTGCTAGCGTCTTGAATTTAACGCGCTCGTGACGAATGTCAAGATAATCGAGCGCTGACGTCAGGGTTATTGTTGTTCCGGTATCATTTACTGTAGTAAGTAGTTCAGTTCCGTTTACCAAAGTAATAGTATCTGCCGTAACCGCAGAGATTACTCCAGAAACATTATTGTTAGCGCCAGAAGCTCCTGATATGGTAATCGTGTCGCCTACCGTGAATACGCTTAGATCTTGTGCTGTTGACGTGATTGTTCCTGCTACTGCGCTAAATTCAAAGTCTGTTCCAGTAACAGTCTGAACAATTTCTGAGTCAATGACGTCTGTTAAAAGAGATCCTGTAGTTACTGTGCCGAATTCTACGTCAGCTGTTGGGCTTAGATCAACAGTAAGACCAATTACAACAGTACTAGTTCCGTCTGCTACTGTTGTTGTTACGCCATTTTGACCCTCGAATACTAACGTCTCGGCTCCAGGTCCACCGATGTTGATAGTATCGGTACCAGGAGTGGTTTCTGCGTCAGATATTAATAGAGGTAAACTCTCTATCTGCCCAGACTGTACGTCTGAAATTCGAGTTTCTACATAATTTTTAGTAGCCGCATCTTGATTATCAACCGGATCGACTACATTTTTAATCAGGCTGGTAGAAGCGTCAATATGACCAGTGCCATTTGGCGCCAGTATAAGATTGCCGTTTGCTTCTGTTATTGAAAGCGTATTACCATCGAGTTGTAGATTATCGATAAGTAATTGATCGATTTTTGAGTTACTGTCAACTACTATAGCGCTGCTTGCAGTAAGAACGCCTTTCGTATGATCGAGCATATCGGTAAAATACTTACCACCGATAACATCAATCGATGCAGCTTCTCCGTTGGTTTCTGCGCCAGTACCAATATAAAGACGATCGCCGCCGTTACTTAGATCTCCTCCTAAGTACGAGTATGCGATTTCACCTTGCGCTAGTGCTGATGGCGCACCATTCGCACCAGATCTTCTTATTCTAATGAGTGAAGCCATTAGTATTCCCCTCCATTGAGTTCTTGTTTATCTAGCAATTTTTGTGCATTAAAATATTCGTTAGTATCGTCCCAAACAAGAACGTCACCATCACTCAAGTCTTGCAGATTCATTTCTTCTATATTATATATACTTATAGTTTGAGATTGTGTTTGGGCGACTCTTGTTACTTGGATATTTTTTTGTGGTGTTAACTTAGCCTTGATGTTCATTTAGATCCTCGTGATTCCTGGGGTGACTGTTGCAATACCTTCAATCACGCGTGTAATCTTTCCAATTTGATCTGTTATTTCGACATCATACAAGTAACGTCCTGGCTCTATATCAGAAGTTTGCGTTGAAGTCAACTCTAGTACAATTTGCCCAGCAGCACCAAGCTGTCGGGCGTCAAACGTAATAGCTGATGTGGCTGCATAATTCTTACGCATTTGAGCAGCAACGCTATAGCCAGTTAAGTCAAATGGAACATCGTTGAAATCTTCAACGTCAATCGTGACTACAAAGTCAGTTCCTTGATCGATTGTAAGATTTGCTTTGATTGCCATTCGAATCTCCAAATATAGTTATAGTTATGCAATTATTTATATAAATACAAACAACGAACCGAGGGTAGCTGGATTATGGCTTTAAGACCAAAATATAGTAGTATTGGACTGAGACGTGATAGAAATTTATCTGACGTTGATGATCCTTATGAGTCTTTAAAAAATCTACTCAACGATTTAGTTCCTTCCGATGAAGAAAGTTTCACGCCAGATGATCTCAAAGCAATTGAGGGACTGCGTAACGAAAGAGTTACGACAGAAAATCTAGAAGAACTGATCGGACAGACTACCGAATATACGGATATTAATCGAGCCGTTAGACCCATTACACCATTTGTTACCCTTAAAGATAATGTCGAAAACGCTAAAGTTTTCACAGGAGATCCTCCATTTTTGAGAGGCGGAGACGGCATAAACGCCAAGTTTTATCCTTCTTTCGCTGTTAGATCTCAAGCTGAAATAAAAGCAAGAGGCGATTCCGCTACTCAATTGACAGGAGATTATCTAATATCTCAGCCTCTCGCTGCCACTGAAGAATTTAATTTCTGGGATCAGGGCATATTCCAATTTAACGATAAAATATTTGATACGTTTCAGGATTCATTTGGTCTGGTGCAGTGGGAAGGGTATATGGCTCTTTCTGCTAGAACTAACAGCCATTTATACGCCGCTATTGGGACGGGGCTATTTCTAATTGAAATTGATTATAATGACGACAATAACTGGACGATGCTAACGTCAATCTATGATGAAATACGAGAAGTCTCCATTGGAGATATATCTATAACAACTGACGGACTATCAGTAACGTTTACTGACACAAACGACTTGTCTTCCATATCTTCTAGAGATACTATAACGCACATAAACGGCGTTCCTGTCGATGGAGAACCTCTTGTAATCGATGAAGTGAGCGCAACATATGGTACAATTCTACTCAGTAGAGATGCAAGCGGAATTTTAAGCTCAAACATCACGCTTAGATTACAAAACACTATAGGATCTGACGAGAGTTCTTTGGTAACTCGATATAGAGTGGCTGATAGTTTTTACTCTGATAAACTGCACATCAGAATGACGCTTTGGTGGCCAGAGCCTGCCGACCCAAATATAATAGATTACGCTAATAAATATTTCGCTATCAGTTATAGTACAGTATCGACTTATATTCCATATTACTTTTTTTATACTGAAAACCCTGCTTTTAGAGCAGATCCTAATCCTTTATCGATAGAATATTTTTACAAAAGAAAGTTAGACCCATGGAACAGAGAGAGTTCTGCCTCGTTTACTGTAGACAACTCAATATTGATCGACTATGATCCTCCAGTTGTTGCTAGCGATAGATTCAAAGGCATAGCAACATCAGGATCTGGCATGAGATATGCCGGAAAGGGAAAATACGCTAACGACATTTCTTTATTCTCTGGGCTAGAAAGGGGAGATTATTTTGTAAGAAACAACGAGTACGTTCAGATTTCTGACGTATTAAATGCTAATTTATTCGAAGCGTGGTTCGAACGGGTTGATGATCTGCCTGCTGCGATGCGTGGTGAAGGAGTAGCAGAGAACTACCTTGAAGGCGGAGTATTTTTTGGATACAAAGGAATAGTAGGAATTTACGATATAACGCGGTTTTCTGCGAGTAATCCGGTAGTTAACGCAAAGTTAGAGGGGAGTTCTGTAGAAGATATTCAGGTAAATCATATCGTTATAGCAGACGACGCGAGTTTGCCCACATATAGAGTGGCGTCAGTAAGTTTGGGTTCTGGCGTAGCTACGATAGAACTTTCTCCGCTTTATGATGAAGGACCTGCAGTATCATCAACGCCATTTCCGCAAAATACCGGACGCACATTAGCGATTTATCGAGACAAAGGACTAGAAGATAGAAGTAAAGACGTTTTTTGTCAAGGCGTTTTCGGTAAGCGAGTGAGCGTAGACGCCGCGAATGGGCAAAATCAAATCACGTTAGATGATGTTAATAATATAGCAATTGGTTCATATGTGCAATTTGCTGGACCTATACCCTCAGGAACTACAGTATCTTCTATTTCTGGCAATACTATAACGCTAACAAACAATATTCTTGCTATAATACCTCTCGGCTCTACTGTCACGATTTCTCCCGATAACACAAACAGAGAGATATGTGTAGTTGCATTAGATACAGCTCCTCCTTTTGTCGGTACAGCCACAGGATTGGAAACTAATACAGCTACAGGAAACGCGGGAATAGACGCTAATACTCTGTCTATAAAAGAATTGAAAGTCGATTTAAACGCAGGAGAAGCTGTTCAACTAGGAGCTGGAAATAACTATACCGAAACTCTTAGCGTGACTTCTGGTGGAAAGACTTACAAATTACTAATTGACTAATTTGGCTAGCAAGAAATATGTCCTCTCACCAGTGCCGTCTTCCACGCGAATTGGTATTTTGTGTGTATACTCGTTTAACGCATCTCCACTTTCTACAACTACGTTTAAGTCCTCAAAGTTAGGTCTTGTTGCCTGAAGTGTCCTAACTGTTGCTACTGTAGATTGAGTTGTTGTGTAACCGCTACCCACGACAGTATCGCTCCATGGGTTACTATTATCTGAGAATGCTCTAACAGAATCGCTGCCGTTGTATATAAAAATACCAGGAGAGCCCTCTGTAGTTATATCGATTTCACTCGTATTAGTTATAGCCAGGGCACCATCAAAGGTTATAGGTAAGTCGTAGAACGCGTCTTCGTCGACGACCACTGAACGCCTTCTTCTAAAACTATACAAGTCTATATTATTACTAATTCCTGAAAATATCTCTTGTAACGTAGATCTATCTGTAATAGGAATCAAATCTCCGGCATCAATTCCTGATACTCCTAATACCCCACCATCGCCAAATTCACCTCCGCCGCCAGACGGACCTTGGTTACGATTATTTGCTATAGTTGATAACCTAAATGGATTTAGATTAGAAATATTTTCTAAAGTAACCTCGTCTTTTCTTGTTATAGAGATAATATCACTTGGGTTAGGAAAGTTAACAGTATTATATAATCCAAAGGGTGTCTCGATTGATAATTGAAAGCTATCTACTCCATCAGAATCTATAACTACATATTGACTTTCAGAATCTGTTGTTGTAACTGTAACTCTAGTGTTGTTAGAAAAGACGACTTGTTCGTCATTTCTTCTTGAGAATAGTGTTGTAGGAAATGTCCCCTGTCCCACTACTGTTTTGAAGATAGTTTCCGTAATAAAATCTGAACCTTCGGCAACACCTCCGCTGACGTATGCTGGAAAGACGTCTTCGCTCGTAACATCAACCACAAAGAAGTCTGTTCCAATTACAGAGACCCTAGCGTCAACTAAATTATATTCAGCTGGAGTTACGCCAGTGATATTGATTAAATTCCCAACTCTAAAATCTATGGGAACTCCAAATCTAAAGAATAGCTGATTTCCGGTCCTTTCAATATTTGTGATATTATAGCTTCTGCTATTTTTCATGACGCTTTCGTTGCTGGTATTGTTTATGAGCAACGACAAAGCGCTTGAAGTTCCCGCTCCTCCTAAGTTATTAAGCGCGAGAGAGTCTTTGTTTCTGCTGTCCATCTCGGACAGATTTAAGTCTATTACGAATCCTCTAGCCATTAGATTGATATACTCCAGCCAGCTGTTCTTAAAAAGGTTAAGTATCCGCCATATATTTCGTCCGCAAGAATATCACCTTCAGTAAATTTACCGTTACCCGTAAGATTAACTATGACGCCACTTCTGTTGTTTGTTTCCCAGTTAGTAACTAAATCAGCTAAAATGTTAAACGCATCAACTCTGCTTATATTATTGTTGCTTAAATTTATATTTCTAATGAGAGTTATTGATCTAAATGCCCCAGGAGTATATCCAGTAAAATAATTATTACCTAAGTTCAATTCTCTAAGATTTCTACAAGCTGAGAAGTCGGGTATTGCTCCTAAGTTTGGATCTTCGACGCCGCTTGAGTTTAACCCAATATTATTATTTTGCATATATATGTGAGATGCCGATGGGCAAGCATAAGGTAACATTCGACCGTACAGCCTATTCCCATACAAGTAAATTCTATAAACCGTATTTGAATTTATTTGCGGCACAGGCTCTTCAATTTGATTTGCGTGTAAGTATAGATATCTTAAATTGACGTTTGAACTAAACCCGTTTTGTTTAGCTAACCCACCAGAAAGCCCAGTAGCCGCAACGTAAAGTCTCCATAATCTCCGGTTTTCTGTGAGATCTGGTAGTTCTCCCGTTACGACTCTATTCGATATTACAATTATATCAAACATGCCTAGGGTCGTTTTAAAACAATCTTCTTCAAAGAAGTTAGTGACGTTTGTAGTACCGCCAGAACCATTGTCAATTTGCCCTAAAGTTCTGCCGTCTTCTCCACCAGCAGCACCAGCAAGCCTTAAATATCTCAAATTCTCTGTGCCAAAAAAACTACTGTTTGCTATACGACCATGAACTCTACTATATCTAAGGTCTATCACTCTTAATGCGGGTAAATTAGAGAATTCGTTAGTTATATCGCCTCTAGCATCACAAGCATAAAAATTTACATAATCGAGCGCTGGCATATTATTGAATTTTCCAGTTATACTGGCGCTACCAGGATTAGGTGAAAATAGTCCTCGGCTATATCGATGAAAATAGACTCTTAAATTTTGTTGACCAGAAAAATCAATTATATTATGTGAGTTTGAAAGCGAATAAAACTGAGTAAGGTTTTCTGATTGAAAAGCTATTTCGATTGGAGTCACACCATCGTCATCTAACATAGAAGTTATGTTGTTGTATTGTATGTTAATATAACTTAAGTTTGGAGCATCGGCTACACTTCTGTCTAGTCTACCATAAAGATGCCCATATATTGAATATGATTCTATTGTGCTTGAATTTACAGCCGGAGTAGGTCCACTGTCTCTCATGTAGGTTCCGCTATAGGTACCAAAAATTCCCAGCCTTACTAAATTAGTATAACTACTTAAATCGATTCGCGTACTATCTCGAAAACAGTAATTTGCTTCTATTCTAGTGATAGAAGTGGGAAGTTTATTCAGCTCCACGTTTGCTTCTGTGTCGACACCAGAATACAGCGCATTACGAGACATATCGACTACGCTCAACTTTGGCGTAATTACTGCTAAGTTTGGTAGATCTTGAATCAAATTACTCGTGAAGTAATAGTGCGTAAGCTCAGGTAATATATCGTTTGGCAACTGCGTCGCGCTGATACCGCTAACATTCAACTCCTTGATGTTATTCGGTGGGTAGTAAAATCTAAGTTTTCGCTCTCTAGCTTTAAAGTCTGATATCGAAACTGCGTTGCTGGACATCAAGTTTAAGCCTTGATCTTCGAATACTGTCAGTCTGCCGTCATCTAAGTTTTCGATTTCCCAAGTGGGCAGAATACCAGGAGCAAAGGAGTCAACCCTATGCCTAACTGTGCCGTTTCTGAAGAATCCCTCAAACTCAATTGGGATACCTTGCATCGCATAGAATTGTTTGTCTACACCTCCGATATTAAGCGTGATTAAATGTGTAGGCACTTCAGCCGAATATTTTCTACCAACAGGTTCATCGGTAAAATCGAGACCTGTTATTCTAAGCTGAGATCTACCAGTGCCAGAAGGATTAACGATTAAATCTCCGCCATAAAAAATGGGAGAAGTTGAAGTGGGTGGACTGTCAAAAGAAGACCAAGAAGACAGTCTTGACGTAGATATATCAGCGCCCTTAATCAGATTATTTAAATCAGTCTCAGTATAATCCAAATATTTGTACTTAAACGAACCTGCCTGAAGTGCATTATCAACAATTAAATCAAAAGGTATGGGATTACGAACCGATGCACTATCTTCTATTAACTGAATGCTTTCGCTCAAGTCAGCGCTAATTGAAATCGCTTCTTTTTTTATATCAAAATCTAGACCAGACAAGGTCTTAAGATCGTTTCGTGACAATCCGAGGTCGGGCAAAGGTCTTATAATATCAACGTCTCTAGTATCAACGCCCAAGTTTAAAAGCGCTTCTGTTGGATTTACAACGTCAGCAAAACTCTTTTCTGTATTGAGACCAAAAATGAATTCTGCCATTAGTTTTGTTCCTCAAGAGTCAGAGAGATTTCAGAGTCGCCAATAAAATTGTTGTCGAGAGGCGTCGACGTAAAGAAAGTGGCTCTGTTATTATATAATCCTGTCGCGATAGTTTTTCTGTCGTAATTAAAGATATTGCTCAAGTCTATTCTTTCCGTTGAACCGCCGTCTACAAACAAACTGTAAATAGAAGTTCCTGGTCGCAGAGGCTGTTGAGTTTGAGTGTCTAATCTAACCGAAGATAGTCTATCAACAGAAACAAAATTTGCTGGAGCATTTGCTAATGAACTTCCTCCACTAAACTTGATTACATTATTGTCAAAATTTCCGTCTCCTGTCGTATCGCTATCAGGAACGCTGAGCCAATTTGGAGTATGGCTATAGTTCGTTTCAGTAGTAATTTCTTCAATAACGATGTTATTTATTCTTGCCCCATCATTCATCATAAACACAGGATACAATGGCTTAATATTATACTGTAGCGTTCTTTCTGCGATTATATTCTTATAGTCGAATAGAGGAACTCCGTCATCATCAAAAGAATCTACTTGGAAGTTATCCGTTAATCTTATCGATCTTAGTTGTATTCTTGGATCATTTTCGTTATAATTTGGGTGCTGTGTTGGATCAGCGTCTACCACAACATATTCTTCGTTTGTGGTAGTTTGAACAGGCTCTGATAATATCTTGATACCAGATGGTAGATTGTTTATTCCTATTTCGGCAATACCTACAGATTGCTCCCCTATTCTAGGTGCTGTTCCTATAGAGCCTCCGTTTACAAACAGTCGTATTTCGTCACCAACTGTTTCGACTTTAGACACAAAGTAAGGCACTGTAAGTATATTCATAACAACACACGATATGACACCCGAATCTTCTCCTAATGGTCTAGGCAATCTAGGATCGATATCAAATTTAATACCGTATGTAGGGTCCCACTCTTGTATTTCTACGCCGTCTAGATCGTTTTGTTCCTGATATGCCGACCAGTCGACTGACAAGAACTCGGGATCATTAGGAGTTAATAATCTTTGATTTTCGCCTTCTCCAAAGAGAATTTCTGGTACAGTTTCAGTTGTTTGCTGTTCTTCGTCTACTACTATTTCTACTGAGCCTAATGTAGGTTTGAGAGGAGTAACTCCTACTCTGAAATCTGCGAAATGTCTACCCGTGTCTGAATCTCTCGCGACAGGATTTAAGAAATGTATTTTCATCGTGTTGCTGGTCACGCCTATGTCTGAAGCGACAACCTTAGTCGTTCCAGTTAACTTGACTCCGGTAAATGTTCTTGCTCTAGGGTCAACTGATTCAGATGTAGAATACAATCGCACTAACTCGGACATGTTTCCAGAAACTAAATTATATTCAGATCTTCTTAAAATCGGAGCAGAATTGCCCGCAACATTAGGCTCTCCGATATATACGTTGTACAGTCCATCGGCTACAATTTTCTTGCCTTCATCTTCTGGTACCAAAACCCCATTGTCTGTAAGAACCCGTTGACCGTCTTCAGATATAAGAATATCTATCTCACGAGTTTCCTTGTTCCTTCCGTTGTGTAAACTAGGGGAATAATGATAATGATGCCCTTCCGGAGAACCTTGAATTTCTACAACATTAACTCGTGATGGTTCAGTAGAATTAACAGAGAGCGTCGTAGGGTAAACTTGTTTTCGATTGAGTATTTCTTCACCAAGCTGATTTATCATAACCGACTTGGGGAAAATTCCTATATTTGGTGTGAAGTCGATGAACTGTTTTGGTGAAGAAGAGCCAGATAAAACTTTCTTAGTGCCTTCGTCGCCGCCGTCGATGTAATATGAAGCCCCGTACTTATAAACGTAAATAGGCTCTCTGAGTGTAGTTGTGTCAGTAACGCCTAACAGATATCTGAATCTAAAGTTGGGATTCTGTAAACAAGGTTCGCCCATTCCGTTTTCAATCACAAGCGTATGAATCAACACCCATCTAGCGCCATCATTGCCAAATGGTACATATGCGTAAAACTTTGCTCCAATCGCGCCATACCAACCAAACTCGATCTTGAACATGGTAACATCTTCAAACGAAATGATATATCTCGATGGCCCATTACCATCTAAAGAGTCGCCATTAAAATTATCTCTAGGAATAACTGTCTCGTATAATGGAGTAGATGCGAATCCGCCTAATGGATATACTGGTGTCGCTGATTGAAAATCAGGCGTAAGACCTTGTCTTCGGAGAAGATCGTCATCAAGTTTTATGGTACTTCTTCTTACAATATTAAACTGCGAACCTCTAATCTGAAAAACATAATGGTCTGTATCGTTTGTGCAACCAAACTCGATGAAGTTTCCGTTACTTCTTGGATCATTTCTTAATCGTATGCCGTATGTAAAGCCGCTGATACGTCCTGGCTGATACCTAAAAGTTTCTCGACTCTGTAAAATGCCCGTATATATCCCGTTACTCGACGCCCCAGGTCTTATTTGTCCATTTGACTCGGCGTCATTTGCTGCTCTAGTTAAATCTAGTTGATAAAGAGGAGCGCCTGGTCCTGTGACGGATCTTGGGTCTGGCAAAGACTCATTTAAAAGATCTTGAAAAGCTACTGTCCATTTTTCAATTTGTTCGAATGCTCTATCTAGATCATCACCATAGTCTACGTCATAATAGCTGCTTCCGCCAGCGAACGAAGTGAATCCTGGACCGCCGTATGTGACATCCAAGTCTTCGATTTCTATTCCAGCAGAGTTTACGACCTTAATAAAATCAGGTATGAAATTAGACTCTGCGAAAAAGTCGTATATTCCTAAAAAATTTGGATCTGTGTAATATTTGTAAAAAACTTTACCTAATACAATAAAATTCAAATACTGTCGATATATGTTTTCGTTGTATCTTCCTGATCTTTCCCAGCCTGGACCAAAAGGAAACGTCCAGTTTACTGGATATGCTTTTAAATAAAGCGCTTGTTCATTCGTGCCTTCATAAAATTGGACGCCTTGTCTGTTGCCGTAAACAGTATTTCTGCGTGTATACCATTGACTTGGAACACGAAAAATTCCATCAAATGTAAAATACTCCCAACTGTCGTCGTCTAGCCCATAAGTCGACACGTCAGAAAATAAAGACAGTTGTTCTTCTGCTCTAGGAACGCCAAGTAACGTCGAACTTACTTCCGACTCTAGAGGAAATTGCTCTTCGATAGGAATGGAGCCGGCAATTAAATCTTGATTAACAACAACAGATGACGAATTATCAGACAGAAAGAAGACGTCCAAAGCGCCTTCAATCTGCGTGACAATTATCTGTTGTGATATATCTCTGAGAGGTATACCTGTGGCGATATCATAAAGTGGAACAAATTGTATTGCGCTAGGAGATGGTACCTTATCAAATCCTAGCTTTATCTGCTTTGACATAAATCACTGCTCTTCCCATGTTACACCTATTCCTACACCTACGCTTTCCGTATTCGGGGAGTCTATGTCTACAGAGAAGTATAGACTTTCTGCGATATCCGTAAGCGGGAAAGAAAGGTATTCTTTGTTGTAATCATAGTATGTATTTAGCTCGATTTGCTCAGTGCCCCCTTGCTGTAAATAAATCGTAGCAACATCGACACCTGTTCTGGGAATAGGTACTTGCGAATCGTCAGCGATAACTACCGAACTCAAACCTTCTTTTTCTTCTGTGGTTTTTGTAACAGTGGTTAGCGCAACACCAGAAGCGTTGAATCGTCCGTCTTTCAAGAAATTGATAGAAGGCTCAATCTCAACTGTTCCGTTAAACGACTCCACTAACTCAAAGTAATACTCAGCAGCTTCTCTGTATAATCTACCGAAAGCAGTTGTTCGATTTTCTTCAACAAAGACTCTAAACCATCCGTAAACGGATTCGCCTTCCTCTAGATAATCAACAGAAGTTGTAGGCAGCGGTAAGTTTTCGCCCGTAATTTCATAAGACTCAGTCAAACTAAATGTGCCAGTAACTTCAGCGTCAGTCTGGAAAAGAGGCGTTTTCTTCATTCGCATTCTACAAGGTTTAGCGCCATCTCCAGTATTAACATTAACCGTAGATAGTTTAGTTGGATACACCTGCACTCGGTTTCTAACTGATTGACCTAGAGAGCTAATAATATTCTCTTTAGTCTCAATTCCGTATACCGTGTTAGCTCGATCAGGCAATAACGTAAAATCAGATGTTCCTGAGGGTGCTGAAGAAAGATACAGCTTCTGACCATCAACCCACTCTACTCTAATGTTTTGATCGATTCTATTGTTTGTCTTCAGTCTAGCAGACATATAGAATAAAGGATCTATTCCAGCGCCTAATGTAATATAAGGTAAGTCTATCGCATCGTCTGGTGCTGTTACAGTAGGAGCTCCCAATGAGTGGTTTGTGCCGTATGCTGGTATTAACCCTGGATTAGTGTGACTGTATAGACGAACTGTTCCTCTGTCGCCGCCGTCAATATAATAAGAAGCGCCATATTTAACTAAGTTATGACTGTTTCTACCATAGCCATAATCGGTCGGAGTTGCTTCTTCGCCGTCACCTAATGTATTTTCACTGCCTCCTCCGAATACTCCATACGTAATAGGTAGAGTCGCATTACCAAGAGAAGAAATCTTCAACTGGTTAGATGCTCGTAGGTGATGGACTCTCACCCATCTAGCTTCGCCATTACTTACTGGAACATATGCTAAGAATAGAGCACCAACAGCGCCATACCATGAGAATTCGATCTTAAGCATGGTAACTTTGCCGAAGTCATAATCGTAAAGGCTAGTATCTTTCGCATTCAAGCCATCGTTGCCCAATACTGATTGTCCAGGAAGAACTTTACCGCCAGGACCAATAGCAACATCACTATAAACTATATTATTTTCTTTACCATTCAGCTTGTCTGTGCTGAAGCGAGATCTTGGAACGCGATATTCGTATACGCCCCAATACTCTGGTTTAACGTTGTCTCTAATAAAGTTGATATATTCTGGCGAAAAGTTTACACTATCAATTTGATTCTTAATGTCGTTAACTTCTGCCGTAGTTTGCAGAGGATTCGCAGTATCGATATATCCTATAGCATATGCGTCTGCGTTTTTAGGTAACAATCCGTCGCTGGTGTACATATAGGGGAACATCATACCGCGATAATCATATCCCTGATATCCAACTTCTTTACCTATAAATGGATCGTCTGCGTCTTCAGGAGTAGAAGTACCAACAACATCTTGGAACGCAGTATCCGCTCTATATGTATCGGGATTGTAAACGTCAGGGAAAATGAACGGATTGACTATTTGAATTCGAGCGTTTCTGTCGTCGCTTGTTATTGATACTATCGCAGTTGAGTCGTTGGGATCTACAAGAGTGAATTGGCTCGCTTTTGGTCCAATCGCACTTCTAACCTGATAGAGTTTTCCGTTAAGTAGACCGCCGTTGTCTGCGCCAAAATAACGAACCCTCTGACCAAACGTAACATGCCCTTCTGAGATAGTAATCGTATTAGTGTCCGCGCTCAACGCAGCTTTAATACGCTTCTGTTCTTTCAGGAGCGCTGGGTCGTACACAGCCGCATGAACCATTATCAAGCCGTCGCGAAGCGCAACCAAGTTTCCTGCAACTCCACGATTACCAATTTCTGCGATATTTGTCGATTCAATATCAAAGTTATTAATAATCAAATTCGATAGTGTAGTAAATTTAGAGGTAACTGAAGCTGAATAGCCGTCACTCGTCAAGTCGGCGTTTATTAATGTTTGTAAAGATTCATGTCGAGTCTTTTCGGAAATCGCTTGACTGTCAATAGCTAGACCCGATCCTTGATAATACATAGACGCGTTATATGCTGTGGCAAAATTACCGCCGCCAGAGATGTCGTCTTTGTATCCATCAATAACGTAGACTACGTCGCGAATACACTTGTCTTTGACTTCTGCTAATGTATAGCTTATACCATTTTTAGAGTATACGATTGCCGCAGGATCTGTTACAGTTTCGCCGTCAGTGCCATCTCCACCAGCTCCATAAACGTAAGTTCCAGACTCTGTTACTGTATATGCCCAAAAATACTTTCTCGCATCAAATAGTGTATCGAGTTGTGCCTTGCTTCCATACGAAGTTGGAGCGATAGGATTAGTTTGTGGTGCTGCTTGTCTAAAGAAAGCGATGGGAATTTCAGTCAGCGTTTGCAGCTTATCGTAGAATACTGCATCGACGCCTTCGCCCGTAAACAACTCAAGCAATTTGGTCTTAACGTTGAAGTGCGTTTCAATTTCTTCTTCTTTGTTATCAAGTATAGCCGAAGAGTAGTTTCTCGTATTAAGAGCGGTATGCGCATCTCCACCAGCTTCAAAATCTTGAAGGTACATATCGATCCAAAAATCAACATCGCGCAAACACTTATTATCATTGGCAGTAAGATTAGTTATTGGCGACACAGAAGAAGCGATCGCTTGCTTATTTTGAGTTATAGCTGTTTGTGCTGTAGTCAAAGAAGCGTTTGCCCAAGAAGTGTCTGGGTATACTTTTGGTGGTAGGTGATCGATATTAACATTTTGAATTACGCCGATTATGAAGTCAATTAACTCACCAGCTTTTGTTCTTTCTGGTTGAGCTACTCCAGCTGTTGCTAGATCGGCGTCTAATAAAGTCTTCAGTTGTCCATAAGCAGCTACGGTTTGAGCGATGTAGTCGGCAGTCTTATCGCTTTGCGAAAATCCGTTGTACATAAAGAATCGTGCTGCTTGCCAAGACGCGCTGTTACCGCCGTATAAAATATCATACGCAACAGCATTCAGCGTAAATAGAACGTCTCTAGTACATTTATTCGCATTATGGGTTTGAAGGGTTGCAAGCTCGCTAACGAATTGGTTGACGTCAACCGCAAGATTTTCTCTTTCAGTTACTATCGTGCTATTTGCAGTTACTCTTGAGCCAGTTAATCCTGTAGGCACCGCGAATGTTACGCTATTCAGTGCCGCTATTCTTCCTGTTTGGTTTGCATCTGAGACTGCTTCTACTCGTGTAGCTGAGTCAATAGCAATACTTCTGAGTCTTGTAAAAAAGTTATTTACTGCGGTATCGGCTGTATTATCTACACCAGAAAGTGCAACAATTGCATTTTCGGTATTAGTGATTGCGGTAGCAACTTCTGTGGCTAGAGGATATCCTGCAGAGTTTGCTTCAGCTAATCCTTGGAATGTTGCGTTATAGTTTGTGCCTAGCGTGATATCATAGCCAACAGCATCCATGATGTATTTCACATCTCGCTGACACTTTGCGCTTAGATTAGTCGAGAGCGCTTCTAGAGCAACGTCCAAGCGATTTTCAATGATTCTATTTCGCTGCTTGATATATGTCGAACTTGAAAATGCGCCTGCTCCAGCGACAGGAGGAGTGCCTACGGTACGATAATCGTCAACTTGAGCAGTTACAACTTCTCCCGAAGCGCTAGACGTAGTAGGCTTCCTTAACGCTTGCCCAGTCAGACCAAATGTTGAATTTGGAGTCTTTAGAAGCGACTGTGTTCTACGTATGACAGCAAAGTTATCGCCTCTTCCGCTTTGTCGCGTTTCCCAATAGTATCCGTCGAAATTATCGTAAATACCATATTTACGAATGATCGGGTTCTTGGCAAAATCTTTGGTTGAGATTGTACTTTTGATACCGAATGTAGCCGCAGATACACGACCAGGCTGATAACGGAAGAATCGCTTTGACGTAAGAATGGCTACTCGATCTCTAGGCGCTTCAACAAGCGCGCCCGCTTCAGCAGGAATATGTCGCGTACCATAACCACTAGTCCAAGTAGAAGGAGAAGACGACCACTCAGTCGGGTTAACATCATATGTATTAACGTCAGCGAAAATACCTAGCGCAACTTCTGCTCTAGGAATACCCAGTAGAGAAAGTGCTACTTCTGACTGAATTTTGTTTTGTTCTTCAACAGGAATAGCGGTTTGGTCTGACGCAACAACAACTGGAATTGAGCGAGAAGAAGGCTGAATACCAGGAGATACGGGAGTAGTACGACCTACGTTAACAACCGAGCTGTTGTTATTAATGTTTGTAATGCTAGTCATGTTATTGTAGTATCCTTCCTTGAGCTAATGTAAATTTATTAACTATATTTATTGAACCATCATCCGCGCCTAAGTTATCTATAGTACCAAAATCCGCCTCAACGGTAACTGCTGTTGATCCTGATACAGAAGACAGACTCACTATCGTTCCAATAGTAAGGGTTGAAGAAAAAGAGGTTCTGTTCATAGTAATGTTTGCTCCGACACTTAAATATTTCGGTTCAGGAACAATGAATTGTACATTTCCATTCGCTAAAATCGACACCGTTGTTCCTGAAAAGTTACCAGCAAGAACATACTCCTCTAAAGAAGCTCTATAAACTAAACCGACGTGATCGCTATCGAGAGCAATCATCGCATCATAGTTATAATTGTTTATCAAATCGTTTACACCGCTTTCTAAGATCCTGAACTGGAAAGATCCTTCACTAGGAAGTACATTAGCATCTGATATATCCTGAATCGGTATGCCCGTAATTTCTTCATACAGGGTTTCCTGCCCAGAAACACTAGACTTTCTCAATTTAAATATTTCATATTGTATATTGTTTCTAGCATTTTGAGTAAGGTCAAAATCTATTCCATTTTCTTGATACTTATAGACATCACTAACGAATTCGCTATTTAATTCGATGCTAATATTAACAGAGTCATAAACAGAGTTGTAAATATCAGGATTTGGCAAAAATTCGTTGTTAGGACCAGTCAGAATGTTCTGAGAAGAAACAAAGAACTTTGAACCGTAAATGAACAGACCGCTTCCGCAATTTGTCACAATATTACTGGTAACCATACCTTTGTCCGTTAGCGAAACGTCAACATAGTCGGTAAAGTTTTCAAATATAGATGTTGTAAGAAGGACTTGTTGACCACCGCCAGCAATCAAAGGAGAGAAAAGATTGGCTGGTCTATCACTCATTCCGCTGTTTCTAACTTCGCTTGTGTTAATCTTAAATTCAGAAGGCTTATCGATGTAAATACCACCGCCTATAACGTTATTAACTCTTACCTTATCTATAATAATATTGTTTGCGGTTTCGCCAAAGTCGATTGTGTAGTTTCTGTTAGCTTCAACCGTGTCGTCAAAGAGAATTTGATTTGGCATATTTCCATCTAAGTCAAATCCACTGAGTGTAATACCATTGGCATTCGCTGTAGATTGTGCTCTAATCATTTTAGCGTCAACCGTTGTACCACCTGTCCACGGAAGGCGAACTATCTTGCTGATCGAAGGAGTACCCTCAATGCCAAATCCGCTCGGTATAGTGAGTCTTTCTGAGACATACGTTTTTGCGTTTAGTCTAACCGATTTCAAACCAGAAGCTGAATTGGTATCTATCGCACTCTGAATCTTGATCGTGTCGTTATGACATATCTGACAAGCGCTGGTTTGTCCATCTACGTTGACGTAAAGAAAGTCTTCAAGAGTAATCGTAAATGTTCCGTTCCCGTTATTCCTAACTCCATTTTCTGATATAACAGTATCTGCCCACCCTCGTCTTGGAGTCGATGCGGGATTGAACGGGAAGTGTATTAATGAATCTTCTAAGAATGCATTATCGGCTTCATTTTTGCCAGACCATTGCGTGTAATCAAATGCATAATAGTCTACCCAAGCTCCTGCAGCTATTTCTTTAGGTCCAAGTACAGCAACCAATTTGAAATTTTGGTCAGTCGATTGCTTCCTATAGACGATAACACTTTTATTTTCAGGTATGCCATTGAACGTCATGGTAATAAAGTTTGATGAACTAAATGACTGAATAGCGTCAGTAGCAGGCGGTGCGGGAGCAATGCCAATCGAGCCTGCTGTCAAAGGCTCTGTTATCTTACCTGTAACATAATCATATATACAGGTCTGATATTCAAGCGTTACTGTGTCTGCGCCAGTGCCGAATCCTACTTTGCTAAGAGTCGCGCTATAATCAGTGAACTCTGCTATTTCATCCAAATCTTGATCTGTGCTACCGCCGTATATTCTAAGAACGTCGCCAGCTCTAAAGTTATTTAAAAGAGAAATGTCGCTAACTAATATTTGATTAGATTGTGCTGATACTACGTTTAAAAACGTACCGTCAACGCCAATCACACTGTCTATTACGTTTCCTTCATCAAAAGAAAGGCTTCTCTCGCTCAAGAATCGAGAAAAGTTTTCGTTAAGATATTCTTCTACTCTAGCATCCGTGTAATATCTATTGCTATTTGTGTTAAATCCTTCGGGAATATTATCTGTAGTGATTCTAAGTCTAGCATTACCAAGACCTATCCCTTCGTCTGCCCAAACAACACTATTTGTAGAAGAGTCGTATCTAAGATATCCATTGACGTTTGTTAAGTCTACTAAGTCGACAGGTAGCGTAGGCTTGTTATTTAAGTTGTTATAATTTAAGTAGTACGAACCTTCTTCATAAGCAGAGCCTGTCCACAAGCGCGTAGCATATAAGTTATTGGGTAAAGAAGAGTTTAGATTCGTGATTAAAGAGGCTAAGTTTGTTGCGTTATTAGAAAGCCCATCTTCAATAATCTTATTCTTTAAGTCACCAAAAGTATACTTATTTGAAGTTCCTGTGTCTATATCTGATATAGCAAATACGTCATTATCAGCTATACTATCTTTTAGTAATCGAGGTAACCCTGTAAACTTAATTTCTGCCATTTTTAGTAGACCTTAATTCTTTAAAGTTTCTATTTCTTGTCGAAGTTCTTTGATTGCTTCAATAATCAAGCCCATCATGTTACCGTATCGAACTGCTTTCGTATCATTGCCTTGGTTATCAATGGTGTCATAAACTACTTCTGGTAAAACTTCTTCAACTTCTTGAGCAATCACACCAGACACTCTTGTGTCATCACCTATGTAGTTAAATGTATATCCACTAATCTGCTCTATTTTATCAAGTGCGTTTTCTATTTTTTTAATATTCTCTTTTCGTGATATATCTGAGAAGCTACCAAAGGCGGTGATATCTCCCGTTGCTACGATAGTTCCGTTAGTGCCAACCCGAACTCCGTTTGTAGTGTTTCCTACAGTCAAGTTACCTGTCATGCTATCGCCCGCAACACTAACTTTTGCGTCAAGCGCATCAGTAAGCCCATCAACATTACCTATGACATGATTATGCTCATCGTCGACAACAGTCATTTCAACTTCAATTTCGTTGTTAGTGCCTAAATCTCCATTAATGGTAGCTGATCCAGTAACGTCTCCGGTAAAGTTTAGTGTTTTAGCGTTAATCCACTTATCAACTTGACCTCCATTTAACGTAATTGGAATGCTGACTGACCCGTCGTCTATCGCCGATTCGTCGCCGCTCAATGGTATATTTTGAGTTACTATGTCTCCGCTAAATGATAACGTTACTGGAGTTTGAAACCTAGTAGCAGTGAGTGCATTGCCTTCAGTGTCCTTAACGCCAATATTATTTTGCAATAGGTCATTCGACAGCTTTAAGTTTTTCCCATTTGCAATAGCAGTCTGATCTTCACCGAGTAAATCGATGTATAAAGAAACGTCGAGATCGCTAATAAATCCTGGAGCTGTAATAGAAAATCTTTGATTATATTGAGTACCGACTTCTTCTCCACCAAAAATATCTTCAGGACCAACTGTCCATGTTATAGGAGCTTCTCCGCCTCTTTGTATAAAATCCAATCTTCTTGGTATGCCAGGAATACCTTCGTTTATGCTTCTAGCTATAACTGCTCTTCCTTCGACATAAATTGACGTTTCATCGAAGAAGATTTCTTTTTCTAAAGTATTAACGTGCTTTATTCGATCGACATTTAATATACTAGGGCTATCTTCTATGGGTAATATTGACAAATCTCCAGTTAAACTGACGTTGCCTATATTAGGTTCATCTAGTGTTACTGTGGTCGCAAAAGCCTCCGCCAATTCGTTAGTCTTGTCTAACCAGACCTGAAATGTATCTGTTACAGCAACATCACTTATATTCTTAGACATTTTGGCGATCCTCTACTAATCTTCGGAGATTTTGTATTTCTTTTTCCATAGATTCTATTTTTTTCTCCAGAGTTTTCATCTTTTCTGCCTGCGCTTTTTTAGCTTTAGCTGCTAAAAGAGCATTTTTGTCGTGACTTACGAGACCTACATTCTTTCTTTTTAGGGCGGAGTCATTCATAGTAATGATATCGCTCTATAGTCGTTAATATGAGGGAATAAACTAGCCGTTCTATTAACTTCTTCTTGTCCCACTATTGTCTCTGTTGAATCTAACTCGTCGTTAGTCATATGCCGCATAACGATCATAACCTGGAACGTGCTATATTCATCTCCTTCGGGCAGATTGTATTCAAACTCTCTATAATCTCTAGTATTTGATACATTCGAGTATAAATTAGGATATTGGTTAGTTAGTTCTATCCAATCAGTTTGTACATCGATGTTAGTAGGATAAACTAATCTAGCATAAACATCTATCATTGTGCCGATAGGTCGATATGCGCTAAGTAAAACTTTCAATCCTGTAGCTTCAAAGCCCTCTTCTAAAACGACTTCCTTTGATACGTATTTAGAAGTTCTATTTGAATCGTCTGAGATGTTATACTCATAGACATTCAACATTGACAATTCAGCGTCAAGTAAAGGAGTCGTTGCCCCTACTCCATTATTAGATAGGGATGTTCTAAGTATAAAATCTACTTCCAAATTTTCGTCTACGATAGTATTCGAAAGACTATTAATTGTTCTAGGTTTGTTTAGCAGATACGCGTTACCTTTCTGATCTATTTCGCGATCGAGGTCAACCGTTTCGTATCCACTGTATAGCTCTAGTTTGCTCGATGTCTTGATAGTGTTATCTACAAGCATTTGAGGCTGCAAATACGAAACTTGTTTATTCACAATGCCACTAATTACTGCGCTTGCGCCAGATACAGAACCTGTGATAGTATCGTTAGCCTGGAATACTTCATTACCTGTCACAGTAGCTGAACTACCATATAGATGCAGATATGTTGGATTAAAACGATTAAACAGCGATACTCTACCGGCAACAGCAGCTGTTATTGTAACAGGCGCATCATCATATGGCCACGGAGTATCTAGATTATATCTAGTGTCCGTTGTTCCGTCTGGAGTAGTCGTTGACGTGATTCTACTCAACACTTTATTTGTAATTGTTTCCAACAACACATACTGGTTATCAGATATATCAAACGTATCAACTCCACTTGTCAGGATAAAGAAGTTATCTCCCTTTGACATGTTTTTCTGTATTACGGTGTTGTCTCCAGAAATTTTCTTGTAAACAAGTTCGTCGTTTCTGAAGGTGTTTACGACAGAACCGATTTCGAAAAACTCTGGATTATTGGGAACAAAGTTTACATGAGATTCTGTTGTAGAGAAGTTATAGCGATTGATCTTAAACTTAATGTCTTCATCTTGATAAGATTTCCATGCACTATCGTTAGTTGACGTGAACATTACACCATCGCCCCAATCGTTAGTGATCGCAACACCTTCGTTAACATCAACTCCACCAACCTTAGCTGTCCAAATCAAATAATCAGGAGAGTTTGCGTCTGGTATCACAACAAAGCAATATTCTTTTTCTAGATTAAGTTTTACTGGATTGTCAAATATGAATCTTGTTCCGGTTGTTCCTCTAATAGAGTCTTCATTCACCTCACTTGACGTCAAGTGCTTTCTACCAAAAGGCACTACTGTTCGAGAAGGATATCCGTTAATCACTTCTCTTATCTCTAGCGTTACGCCTGTCGTTTGCGATTTCTTACCAAAATAGACTTCGATATCGCTTATATACGCAGAGTTTGATCCTGGAACTTGAGAAGATCGCAAAATAAACGTTTGTGCAATAGGATCAATTCTAAATCTTCTGAAGAACTGAGGTATAAACGGTAGAGTCGGCAGAGTAGGTTCTGGCGCTGGCGCTGGTTCAGGCTCAGGCTCAGGAACTACTGTAACAGGCTCAGGCGCAACTACAGGAGGAACAGGAACAGGCTCAGGCTCAGGCGCTGCTCTCTGAATAACTCTTTCAGTAATTACATCCTCAACATCAAAGTCTACGCTACGCGTCGTGGCGCTTAGCTCAGTTCTGCCAATGTCAAAGTTATACGCTCTATACGCGACTTTCGCATAAGAAGTTCTTGCAGAGTTTATGCTAGTATAGTCGGAGACGTCAGCAATCTCTAGTGTATTGACACCAGTGAAGAAAGTGGCTTCCGGTATTTCAAATACAGCAAGAACTGTGCCCAGTTCATCTGCTACAACTGGTTCTCCAGCGTTTCCATTTTTGCGAACATTTCTAGCAGCAAATGTAGCACCTTCAATCAAAACGCCAGGATAGACGAATCGGTCTACAGATCGTTGTTCAAAGAAGAAGTAATGTTGCGCACCAGGTCGCAATCCCGTAACAAAAATACTAACTTCTCGACTTCGAACGTAGGGAGTAAGCGCTACGTCAGAGACAAAGTTACCTACGCTCTGAGTATTAACTGTGGTAGACGTTGTTAGCGTCGATACTCTATTTCGAATAGTTTCGATTGATATTCTATTACTTCTAATTCCTTCAAACTCAGTCTCTCTAGATATTTCTTCCTCTCTTGTTAAAGGAATAAATGTCTGTATGTTATCTACGAGATCTAGTAGGGATTGTGAAAGGTCAACTTCAACATTAACAGCTGGATTTGTAATGTTGTCATACCCCACATCAAACGCTGGAAATATGTCAGCCCTACCCGCATAGTTGTAATAGTTAGTAACGCAATTTCTTTGTTGTGTAGCAAACTCTTGCTGTAAAACAGTCGAGTTTGTTCCCGTGTTTCCTATCGTAATGATATCTTCATATTGAGTAAAGTTCAGACCTCCGTTTTCAGTCGAAACTTTCATGTCAATGGGAAATTGGAATACAGAAGGAGTTATGACAGTTCTAGTTTTATCGACAGATGCATTGAACTCCGGATCTAAAACACTAGCGATCGTGAGATCTCGGCAAGCATCAACGAGAATACCAGTTTTAAAGCGATTGCTACCAGTACCATCATCAACAAAGAAGTCTTTCGCTTGTGTTTCGAGTAAGCTAAGAGAAACAGCCTCATTTAATCTATCTATTCTCTTTTCAATGTTGCCAATATCCTTCATCGTATAGTTTTTATTTGAAAGATCGGTGATCTTAACTGGATTCGTTCCAGATGTTGACAAAAGATTGCCAGGAACATATACTTTGGATAAAGCATACAGTCGCTTCAGTTCTGGAACAGAGGGATTATCTGAAGCACTTCCTTTAAATAACTGAAAATCACCAAACTCATCGACAACAACATTATCGATTCTTGCTAGATAATAGCTTTGATCGCAGATTATTTGACTGTTCGGAACGATAGATATAGAATTAGATATTCTTATATCGGCAGACATGTTTACCCTAGGTGGGTTTGACGCTCCTAAAGACGGGCTTATAGCGCTTCCTATAGGAAGAGTAGCATATGGTCTAAAGTCAAAGCAATTTCTGAGATCATAGATGATATTGTCTCTTGCTTCATATCTAGGAATTAAATTTTTGCGAGTGACATTCGCATAACTATCAATCGTTAAATATCCGTTAGCGCCTGTTGTTGTTCTCTTGAAGTAAACGAATTTAACTCTTAATGAAGTACGAACTCCGTCTATAGTTTCTCCGCCTTTTACTTTCAGATATGAAAGATCGTAATATGAATCTTTTTGATTGTTAACTAACTTAAACTTAGCTGTTAAGTCTTCTCCGTTAGTGATATCTACAACTTCAAGTAGTTTCACGACATTTGGAACGCCTAATTCGACTACATTAGACTCTAAAGACGATACCACATATCCTTCTGCGTCGATTACGCTATCTGAATTTAATCCGGATCGCTGTATGTTGTAGTATATCCAACCATCAACTCCCAGATTTTCGTTAAATGTAATCTCAATATTGCCAGCTTCTCCAATCGTGACGGAAGTCGGTATTTTTATCTGACTTGCAGAGTTTACACCTATAATATTATTGGATAATGGGAAAGATCCTGTTGTAGTATCAGCTTCAATCGTTATTGGATTACCGACCGCTCCTCCTGACGCATTCTCTCTAACTCTAGTGACGAATTTAGTATTAGTGATAGAACTAAGAGTGGATTTTCCTGTGCTGTAAATTCTCACTGCTTCATTAGGGAATACGAGAGAGGGGCTAGTAATAGGAGTGTTAAATATTCTAGCAACCGCGTCAGCTTCTTTACCTTCGACTTTACGAATAGCGTAAGCGTATATTTTACCAGCATTAAAAGAAGAGATAGAGCAGTATCCAATCACTTCACTGGATGCATTATACATGGCATAGCGAGTACCGTCAGTCAAGAAGTCGTCGAGTGTGCTACCATCTGTCGCTGAAAAAGAGAAATGTGCTTCGTGAGTTACTCCAACGACTTGATCTTGTTTCAGTTGAACCGCAGTTTCTGGATCTATGGCCAGTCGTTTTGCTGATATGTTGCGGACTTCTCTTCCAAAGACGTATGCTTTACCAGGATCAACAATAACATTAACCCCGCTACCTGTATCTTCAAGTCTAGTACCAAGACCTTCAACAACATAGTTTCCAGACTCTTCGTAAGTCCTTCTCGCCATTTCCGTTCCGATGACGTTAAATTCAGTCAAATCTCTAAGTCTGAATATCTCACCGTCTACGAATCTAATCAGCGTGAAAAAGTCTTCCGGTTCGCTTCCAGTTTCAAACGCAGCCAATCGAGGCACTAATTGAAGTCTGTCTGCGCCAGGAGCGTTTTCATTATTGAATCCCGAAGCGTTATCGAGAAGGCTGGAATCTTCGTCAGAGTTCCTTAAAAACTCGTCTATAATAAATCCTACTGATATATCACTAGGAGCATTCGTATACTTAGAAACGACAATAAACTGGTTCTCTACAAAAATGAAATGTCCTTTTTGATAAATGACACCTTCTTCACACGATATACCAAATGAATTTCCTGTGATTTGATCATCTACGTTTGCTACAACAGGGTTAACTGAAAGCGTCTCTACTTCAGTTCTGATTACTACGCCTTCTTCAATTATGTCCGTGATCTTTTCAATTCGCAAGATTTCGTTTGCGGTGAAGAATTTTTGACCATCAGTACCAGTGTTCAGATAGTTAATATAAAACGTTTTTAAATCTGGGTTTTGAGTCTCAAATCCAGGAGTAGCAGATAGAATTTCTGCTCGCAGTCCTGAGCTAGTTCCTATAAGGTCATAGCGAATGTTGTCTTCGTCTGCTTTAGGCACATAAAGCGTCGGATCAGTAAACGTTGAGCTATCTTTTAGCTTTACGTAATTAATATCACTACGAGAAGTCAAGTTGACACCATTAATGATGGTGCCTTCTTTGTAGACGTTTGAACCAAATCGCTCAATCTGATTCTGTAGAATCGTTTGTAATTGAGTTAACTCTCTCGCTTGAACCGCTCTTGCTGGGCGAAAGAGTATGCGATTAAACTGTTTGGTTTCGTCGTAATCGTCGTAGTATGGATCGACGCTTAAATCTGTATTGATACTCATTTATTTTAATGCCCTTAAAAGTCGAAAACAAATTTGATTTTTTCTTGCCTGTCTACTTGCCGCTCAATAGGCTCGAAATCGACAAAGTGCAATATATCTCCGGAATATGATTTATAATTTCCATATATTACACTGTTCGTACTCTTATTTATTTGTGCGGTTTCGAACGACAAACTCTCAGAATCTCTTATTCTTATGGTATAATCTAGTTCGTTAGCTCCATCTCTGTACTCATGGAATCTTGCAATAAAATCACCATCATAGTCTACCAAGTAAATCTTGGTATTGCCTTCTACTAAAAGCTCTACTTCATGAACTACAGCAGAAATAGTTTCGATAATAGACGTACCTCGATAAACATCTTTCTCTATAATATCACCAGCTTGAACGGTGGCTGTTAAATTTCCTTCAAGTACGACTTGTAATCTATTATCAAATGTGCTAGGCAATTCTGTAATAGGAGTTTCTTCATATTGTATATTTCCAAACTCATCTTCAGTTTCCAGAGGATAAGGAATAATGCTACTAAACTCTACGCCTTTAACAAGACCCACTTGAGAATATGTGTTAGTTGAAGGAATGTTTTCTAGCCTTCCATTAATTGTTGTTACTACGCCCAATCTACTCATAGCCATCTCTTTTATTGGATCGCTACCATGACCGCCTTTGGGAGAAACGATGCACCTTAACGAAAATGTGTCGTTTGTAGTCGTCTGCGCGTTTTCTGGAATTAAAACGGTTGCTTTAGCAGTTTTATACTCTGAACCTTTTTCAACTACATTGACGTCGATTAGCGTTCCTAAAGAATCTAATTCTCCAATCGCAACTGCTCGTTTACCTTCACTTTTACTCACTAATATTTTAGGTACAATTCTGTACGCGTCTGTCTGAGTTAAAAGATCCAATACGATAGGATCAGTTTCGTCTTGCAACTCTTGATTAAATAATTCTAATTTTATCACTGATATTTGACTGCTACCAGCACTGGTAACAAGAGAACTGCTTAGAATATCGTAGACAATACCTTTAGTAGGACTAACTAAATGCATATTTTTGTATGCATCATCATTCGAAAGTGTGTCGCTTGTTATACTAATGAAAATTTCTTTTATGTTGCTTGACGTTTCTACTGAAGAAATACCAGAGATGCTGGGTATCCTGACACCTATATCTGCTCTTGAAGTGTTTACATATGAAAGGAATAGACCAGATACTGTGTTCTCGATAACAATATCAGAAACCTCTTCTTTGGCAGCCGCAATAACATTGGGATCTCCTGGAAATGGCAAAGGCAAAAGCGTATTCGTTCCAAAGTTTACATATTCTGATGGTATAACTTCGAACATGAATTTCCATATATAGCCATCGTCAAGAGTTCCTTCGAAGTTATTTAAAACACTATCTGTAGACGTTGTTGGATTCTCTGTTGATGGACCACCGTTATTATTCTTAATGCACTTATAAACTTTGTAACTGGACTCTCCTTGAATAGCACCATCTAAAACGGTAACAAACATATCCAAAGTCTCTACGTCTTTAGTGTCGTCGTATGAATCATAAACTTTATTTTGTTCCCAGTTCTGAATAGGAAACATATACCGAAGATTTTCTTGAGTCACTCTATTGCCAAAAATTACTCGTTTTTTAAACTCTCGGGTCGATTTTTGAGTGTTTGAAATCGCAATAGGATTGCCGTCGGTGTCTGTTTCTGGCGAAGTTGCGCTTGCCATGATATAATAATTAGTATCTGACGACTCTAGAAACGAATTGTATAACTCTAACGTTGTTTCCGCTTTAAAGTTTTCTGTTGTAATTTTTGCCATTTCTATGCCTTTTAAATAACGTATTCAAATTCTAGTTCGATGATGGTTGCCAAAAGAATAGCTCCTGGTTCTGTAGTAATTGTGGTAATAGGTAGATCCTCTTTAATAACAGTGTTGTCTACTAGACCATAAACTTCAACTTCTGCGTCTAACGATGAAGGAGTTAATACTTCACTATTTATGAGAGGAGTAGAGAACAGTTTTGTTCCCGCAACCTGAACCGTTTCATTAACTAGAGTTTCGTACCTGAATGGAGAAACGGAAGAAGAAATGTCAAATGAATACTCTTGATAATAGAAATTATCATGTATTGCTCTAGTAGATTCATTTAAGAAAGACGTCTTAGTCTTCCATTGACCTTGACCTTTACCTACACCAGTCGCATCTAATCTAGCTGTGGCGAGCCTTTGTGTGTCATCGTTTTCTCCGTAGATATCAACAATTTCATTATTCTTATACTTATATCCAGAAGAATCGATTCTAACAGCGTTAATTTGTCCAGTTTCAAAACTAGCAGGTCCGTCAATATCAACGTTCAATCCCATAGGAAGAGAATTAGGGTCTCTGCGTATTGACAATATTTCGACCTCTATTTCTCCTATCGCAGTACCTATGATGGCTGTTCCAGTATTAAAGTCAAAAAACTTTTCTTGTCTGAAGTAAAAATCGTTACCATCGCGTTTTAAAAATCTGGCTTGAGTTACGTAATCAATTTTTACTGCGTTTCCTTGTATTCCTTCTTCATAGTCGTCTATTTGAATCGTTTGAGTCATGAGATCTCCAGCTTCAATCAATACACCGGATGTGTTGAATCGAACAATCATATCTCTTTTATCAAACTGAATAATTTCTTCTTGCTTGATATAGACTTCTACATCATTTTCGTAGTTGCTTCCAGTATTCGTAACAAATAGAGGATCTGATATTCTGCCTATTTCTAATTCATATATCGTGAATGCATCAATTATTCTGGTACCTAAATTTTCTGCTCCCACACCACTCATTCCGTAATCGCCAGACTCAATAATTACTCCAACATAAGGCTCGATAGTGTCTAATATTGCGTAAATTTTTTCGTTGTTTTCAACATCAAAATCAAAAGTGGCTGAATTGTTTGCGCGAGCAATTCTAGTCGTTTCAAACGAACCGACTTGCGTTCCTTCTTGATTTAAAATATTAAGAGTAACTTTTCCGTTATCTGGAATAACATCAAATGAGGTGGGTTCTCCGATTTCAGGAACAGTCTTAATGTAAATCAAAGATTCTTCAATCTCGACTATAGTTCCTTCTCCAGTCAAAGACGTTATGTAATTACCACTCTCATCTGTGTTGAATGGAACGTAAGGAATTAAAAAATAGTTGTTATCGGCAGCAGCACTTGTTGAAAATGGTATAGAAATTCCCGCTTGAGCATTCTCCAGACTAGAGGCTAACTTAAAGGTAAACGAGTCTTCAATTATTAAATAGTATGTTCCGTTGTTTGTTAAGCCAGTTATATCACTAGTGTTTATGTTCTCCTTTTCATACCTAACAGCGACTCCATTCAAAGCTGGAAATTTATGCTCTTCTAAGAATACAATAGAGTTTTCGCTTATATCGTCAGGTTTAAAAGGTATTACAGGAGATGAAGGATTAATAAACTCCGTCGACTCTGGTTCTATCAATACATTAGAAGCGGAAATTGTATACTCAAATCCCACTCCCTCAGGTAACACTTGACTTTGATTGAAAACGATAACTTGATCGCTTTTAAATACTTCGTTAATTAACTTATCGTTTAAATTAGGGTCTTCAACTCCGACTGCGCTTTTAGATAAGATGTATCCATATCCGGGGTCAACAACTTCAAAGTTTACGCTGCCAGTAAGCGTAGAAGAAACTTCCGTCACTACTCCTGTTGCGCCTACACCTTCTTCATTTGATATAAACTTAATTCGTTTACCGACTTGTTGACCAGAAACTCTTGCGTTTGGTAAAACCTCAGCTGATATAATCGATCCTGATATAATTCGTCCTGGAAATTTAGCTGTTCCGTCGAATGAATCTACTTCAATAGAATCGGCTGATGTAAACTCTTTGTCTAGTGCTGACACAAAAACAATGGGAGTATACACAGCTGAAAATAGAACAAAAATAACTTGGTCGACTATCGCTGTTGCTCCGGATACATTACCTTTAAGTGTATCTCCTCTTTGTATAGGATAATCTTCGTAACTAGCAACAGGGATCATTTCTAAGTATTGATCTGTTGTCCAGATAGAATCAGAAGGCTTTAATATCGCTGTGCTAGGATAGAATACTTCAATCTCTTCATTGAAGAATAAACGAAATAGAATTCTAAGTCCTTCTTCTGAGCCCTTTGTCCTGTACAGGTCATTAATATGTTTTATGACAAATCGTGTGTCTACGTTATCATTGATTGGAAAATCTTTTAAATACTTTTCTCGAAATGAGAATAAAAATCTTTGATATGTTGCGTCAATATCACCAATCTTTGCGAAATTTCTGTCGTTTCTTTCTTCTAACCACTTGTAGTACTGCTGAACAAACTGAATTAAAGGAGAACCTTCCTCTCGATAGTGTATAGGAAACTGCGATGGTATATTAGTGTATGTGAAATCTCTTGTGTTCAACATGACTTATACCGAGTTTGGAGTTACCGTTACTGTGAGATCTTGTTCTCTTATAATTAAAATTCTGTCTTTTGGAGAAACAATATCTTTGTTTTGAGTTGTTGCTATAAATTGAATAGCGTCTCCTCTATATGCATCGACTTTGAAGTTCGATAAAGCGATTCTTCCTGTCGTGTAGTCAATTGTACCGACTTCTCGCTTGAATACGGATCTAGATCCTTGATCAGCCGTAACCGCTATCATCTCACCTACACCATTATCTATCAAACGAACCTCTGTGCCTTCGAGCGTGAATACTGTTGTAGTAACAGCTGAGTTGTAGTTATTGAATCCTCGTGTCGTATCAAGCGCGTAAGGTACTGTCAATTGAGTATTGAATGAAAAAGAAGGATTTTGGAAAGTACCAATGCTGGGAATATATTCAATAATGGGCTTAGATACAATATCCGTGCCGAGTATCGAAGGATCTGTAGCATCAATAAATGCAGATAGGCTAGATTGCCTTAGCGCAACATTAAAGTCATTCAAATTAGTATTGTTGTACTGTACAATACGATCGATTATCTCTCTTCTCAGCGCAGGTGAAGATTTGTCCGTAACACTAGGCTTATAAGTGACGTTGATAACAGAATTGACGTACAT